GCACAACCTTCTGGATATAGCAACTCATTCTCAACAACAAATTTGCTCGGTTGAATTTTATATTTCTGATAGTGAGATCCTCCGTGCTGCTTGTCCCAGACCTTACTCATAGAGCATACTCCTTTCGTTTAATTTTGGATTTAAGTTTATATAAATTATTCCGAGCTCTGGTGATGGCTACATACCATACACGATGTTCTTCGTCAGCTTTATCTTTACTTCTTTTAATTGCTTTTTGAATTTTATCCCCTTGATGCAAGCTTAATACCACATTATTTTCTTCTCCACCTTTAATAGCGTGAATGGTAGAAAGCCAAATACGTGCAGGTTCATTTAATGTTTCATCATTCTCTAGCATTCCTCTTATATAAGTAACTTCTTTTTCTGGAGCTTTACTAAACACACGGTACCATTCTTTATTTTTGTCCCATTCTTCGCGCTCAACAAAATCATTTAAATCTTCTATTTCTTTTGGTTCTAATTTTTCTTCAATCGTCCATTTAGTATAATTAACTGCGGCTTTATAAAGTCTCACTTTAAAACTCTTTCCCTTATTAGTTTCAAAATATAAATTTCTTTTTTTAAGTTCTTTCATAATTTCTAATAGATTACTTTTGGTTCTGGTTAGAATTAACCATTTATCTTTTTTTAAATCTAGTTGACTTAAACTGGATATATATTGAGTTTGGCCTTCTACATCTCGCGGTAAATATTCCTTTTGTTTCCTGATGCCTGATATACGACTCACGGGGATGGTAGATTCTTCCTGAACTTTTTTAGAAATTCTTTTAGAGAATCTAAGAATTTTTTCTTTCGCTGGTTCATTAATAAATCTTCTTACATCAGCTCCGGCCCACGCAAAAATAGCCTGATCATCATCGCCCGCTAAATATATATCTTCGGTACGACTCTTTAACACATCGTAAAGTTGCCACTGAAGGGGAGATAAATCCTGCGCTTCATCAATAAAGATAACTTTAAAATGAGGAAGATTAGTTTGTTTACTAATTACTTCTTTAATAATATCATTGAAATCCTTGAGTCGACTCTTCTGTTTATATCTTCCTAAATTATCGTGTATATGTTTTAACGTAGACCACTTTACTTGTTTGCGATCATGCTCCCCTTTATCAAACTCTTCTCTTATATCCACATTTCTGTTTAAGGCTCTTCCTATTAATTGAAAGTAAGGATTATTGCACGTTAGATAATGAGTTTCTTCGTCATTATATTTATCTGCGTAGTTAACTCTAATACTTAATCTCTTTCCCAAATCTTCATAATGATAAGGTTGCATTATATCTTCTTCTTTTAATCCTAATCGATGATAGGCAAATGAATGGAGAGTTTGAAAATAAGGAATACGTTTATCATCCACTGGCATTCGTGCTCTTGCTTCTTTGGCTGCCTTTCTGGTAAATGCAAAATATCCAATTGTATGGAGGGGTGTTCCACTACGCATATAGGCTTTTGCGCGACTAATTAATCGATGCGTCTTGCCTGTTCCTGGAGGTCCATAGAATTTATATATCATACTATATCTTCTCTATCATCAAACTCTAATAATTCTTCTGGTGGATCTTCTTCTTCAAATTTTTCCATCTCTAGTTCTGTACACCAAATAGCATTCTCTTTCGCTTTAGGAAATCTTTTTTGTACTCTCTTTCCTTTAAATATTTCTTTAACCATTGTCTTGGTTTCCGCTTCATCATATTTCCATTCATTTCTTTTTAGCTCTTCATAAAATTTATGAAATAAAAAATAAGCTTTATCATCTTCAACTAATACTCCACCACTTTTAAACGAAGCGTAAGTAGTAGCTCGTATATCGTTTAAATATTCCTTAATGTGTCTAAATAAAATACCCGCTGGTTGTGACTCAGGATCAGGAGTTTCTACATCTAGTTTTGCCCAAAGGTCATTTATGATAGCTTGAAAATCTTTTTGTTTAATTGGAGGGGGAACAATTTTAGTAGCATCAGCAATTAAAGCTTTTAACTCTCGTTGTTCAATAATTTGTTTTACATGTTTAGCATAAACTGTTTTTATTTTTCCCGTTGGTTGCTTAACGTATAAAAAATATTTAGGTTGAGGTTTATAATCTAGTCGGGTTACACTTATAATATCAGGCCACGCTCCATTTAATTGAGTACCTACTCCAAATTTTCTTCGTAGACAGACATGTTTTGCACACTTAGCTTGAATAGGATCTTCATAACAAGTATATCCAGCGGTATCACCTTTCCACGCTTTAATTTTTTTATTAACTTTATCGTCTCCCCAAATCGTATCATAATGAATATATTTTCTCGCATGCTCTAATACTTTGGTTTCCCAAGAATCCGGATATTTTCTTTTAGCAAACACCATATAATTATATAAATATCTATCTCTTTCGTCGGGCATCTTTGAATGCTCTCCTTCTTTTCCAGGACTAACATATTCGCCTTTGTCTAACATCCCGCATATTATTCCCATACAAGGTGGTCCATCTATAAATTCAGGAGCGGCGTTCTTCAATTCTTTATTTATAATTTCTGCTCCAAAGTTTTTAAGTCCTTCTTCGGTTTGAGCATTAAGCTCAATTGCTTTCATAAAGGTATCAAATGAAATTTCTGTGTTGGTGGTATCTACTGCTACTCTATCTTTTTTATTATAATAAGGAATGTTAATAAAGTTTCCTGAAGGTCGTCTACCATCGGTTGCCTCGAGTGAAGTTTGTTTAGGATATATTTCTGTTTTAGCCGGAAGACCAAATACAAATAAAAGTTTTTCTAAAAATTCTCTAATGTCACTTGCTTTTACTCTTTGCTTGGTAAAAACATATATATGAAGTCCTCCACTTTTAGATTTAACAGGGATGACTGGAAGTTCTTTGGTTTCAATTATTTTTAAATATTTTTCTGGTTTAAAATCAATATAATTTTTGGGATCAATATCGATAGCTCCAAAGATAGCAAGACCTTCATCATCACAAGGATTGATTCCAATAGAACGTTTACCTTCTAAATGGTCTATATAGTCTTGATCAACAATTGGTTTCCGTGCCCATCCATAGTCTTTTAAATCAAATTTAATTTTCCCTGTGTCAGGATCAGGATAACCTTTTTCAACATTACAATATCCATAATTACGTTTAAGGCCTGTAAAGTATTTTATAAAAGATTTCATAAAGCGATAGGGCGGATCCACTCTCGCTTAGCCGCCCCGGTTGCAACTATTCCCATCGGGAATTAGACAATGCTTTCTGTACTTTTAGTTTTTTCGTACTTAGGTTTAGCACTTCCTTTCGCTACACTTTTTTGTAGCTCGGAAGCCGCTCTATATAAATCTGCGTCCTTAGAGTCAGCTGTATTTAACATTCTAACTTTAGTCGGTTTATATACATGCCAACTTTTACTTCCCGCTGTTCTTCCAAATGTTTTTAAATTAAACATTGCAGAATAAGCAGCTGGCTGAAAGGTACCTTTGTCATCAGTTACTCTTAAATTAGTAATCTGATTATTAAGTTCCCTAGCTGGAGATAGATTGGAAGATCTCATTGGGATAACCGCTGGTCTTATTTCATTATCTTTAACCATAATGACATAAAAATATGCGGTCTTCTCAACATAATTACCATTCGGTAATCTATATCTACCATTTCTTTCTTCAACCGCATCTGCAGGAATCGTTAAGTGAGTTCCTACTGGAGCGGAAGCGCTATCTCCTCTTTCTTGCCATTCAGGATATCTAGTTTGAGCGTGGGCTACTATTACGTTTATACCTTCGCTCTCCCCATCTATCAGTTGACCAAGTGAGCTCACATAAATCATACCAGGTTTAGAACCTTGTACATATTTAGAGTCTCGTTCATTACACTCTGGAGAAAGTTGATGAAGAATTTTCAAGATAGGTGTTGATACATCTTCTTGTCTTATTTCTTCAGCTCCTTTTTTAGAGTCTTCTCTTAGATTTACAACAGCAAGAGAACCACTGTTTTTCTTTTCGACTATATTACTCATATTTCCTCCTATTAGTTTATTAAGTTATTAGTCTATTTTTTTCCTTTAATTTTAGTTTGAGCTCCCTGAAAGGTCCAAAAATATTCCGCCGGAATATCTCCACCTTTTTTATTTCTCTCTTCTAAAACTAGTCGGAGGGTCGAAGCATGAACTGCAACTTTTTGTTGCGGCTCATACCCCTGACCTCTTGCAAGGGTAGCATATTGCTGCGCCTTGTTGTCTTCGTTCTTTCCAAATGATACTGTAATTTCATTTTTTACAATATCACCCAGTCCGTTATTTCGAAGCCAGTTAATCGCTTCAGCTTTTTTGTCAGCTTTTATTGAAGCGCCATATACCTGCTTAACAGAAACTTCAGATCCATCTTTAAGTTTTAATGTACTTAAATTCATCCTTTCCATTATTTTAGGTATAACAATTCCTGATTGAACTTTTTCGTCTTCTTTAAGTTCCTTAATTTCTTTTTCTTTACTCTCAATATGTTTTTGAATTGTCTGTAGTTTTTCTAGTTCAACAGATAATTCTTCTGGATTAATGACATCACTTTGAGACGGTGCGTCTTTACGTAGATCTATATTCATTTACTTTCCTATTTGTTGTTATTAGTTTAAATTTAAATCGCGCTCCTTATATATAGGAGAGAAATGAATATGTCAATACTATTTTTGAAAAATATTTATCTCTAAAGGATAATAAGTTTTTTCTTGTCTGTCCCACTTAAGGACCTTAGCTTTTCCTCTATTTATATCTCCAACTACCATTCCCATTGCAAATATAATAGCGGGGTCTCCAGATAATAAAAAGTAATCTTCTTCTGTGGCGTCTTTTAGAAGCGTTCTAAGTTTGTGAATTAAAGGACCAGTAGAATATATCATTTGAGAAAATTCAGGTAAAAGAGTTATTATATCTCCATACTTCTGAGCACCTATAATATTGTACTTGGGCTGACCCTGGGTGGTCCCTGGGATTTCTTGAATTAAATAAACTTTGTTTCCTGTATGTCGCGTGGGTTCGTATTTATTCATTTTATTTCCTTGTACTGAGCTGCAAGAGAATACCTTGGAGATTTATCATTAGCAAGCCAGATTAAAGGAGAATGATATACACGAGCATCGAAAAAAATAGCTCTATTCTCTCTAAATCCAATGTGAGTATTCAAATTATGTTCTCCTTTCTCATCAGTCGTATAAAATCCTGTGCCTCTATTTAAACTCTCATTTCCTCTTATATATACTAACACTTGGCAATCACAACCCTCTTTTGGATTATAATCACAATGAACTATGGGAGTTGCTCGGGATACAAGAGTGTACGCACACCATCTTTCTTGAAGCTTTTTTCCTGTCCATTTTTCACATTTTTCTTTAAGATAGTCCTTTATAGCTTGAGGGGGTGCTGCCGAATACCACAAATGACCTATTTCTTTAATCTGCAAATATCCTTCTTGCCAGGTATTAAAAGGAATAGTGTTGTATATTTCCTCATATTTTTTTTCCTCTATAAAATAATCACGTATTAAGATATCAAACGTCTCTTCCATTTCACCTGCAGAGGTTGGTACTTTCTTCTTGACTTTCATAATTTATCCTATATATACCTATTTAGAAAGAAAAGCAAATTATGTTTTACAAATTTAAAACAAAGCCATACGAGCATCAATTAAAGGCATTAAAAATGTCGTGGGATAAACCTGTATTTGCCTATTTTATGGAAATGGGAACTGGTAAATCTAAGGTTCTTATTGATAATGCATCTATGCTTTATGATAAAGGGCATATTAATGGCTTGCTTCTTATTGCTCCTAAAGGAGTTTATAAAACTTGGTATGATAACGAGATTCCTGTCCACATGGCGGACCATATTGAAAAGAAAGTAGTCTTGTGGCAAACTTCTAATAGCCATAAAGAATATAAAAAATATTTAAATAGTGTTCTCGCACCTGGGACAGATTTTCATATTTTGTTAATGAATGTAGAAGCATTCAGTAGTTCTAAGGGTTATGATTTTGCTTTTAGATTTCTTAACTCTCACAAAGCAATGATAGCCGTAGATGAATCTACTACTATTAAAACTCCCACTGCGAAAAGAACTAAAAATATTATAAAATTATCTACCCTTGCAGAATATAAAAGAATCCTTACTGGATCACCCGTTACTAAATCTCCCATTGATTTATATAGCCAATGTGAATTTCTTGATCCCTGGCTCCTGGGGCATAGTTCTTTTTATACGTTTCGTGCTCGTTATGCGGTAATGAAAAGTATTAATATTGGTTCACGTTCAGTTAATGTAGTGGTGGGATATAGGAATTTAGGAGAGCTATCAGAAAAATTAAAACCATTTTCTTTTAGATGTCTCAAGGATGACTGCTTAGATTTACCTAAGAAAACTTTTATGAAACGGAATGTAACTATGACTCCTGAGCAATTAAGAGTTTATAAACAAATGAAAGAAACTGCGATTGCTACTTTAAATGGAAAAGTAGTTTCTACCAATACAGTTATTGTTCAATTGATGAGACTTCATCAAATTACGTGCGGACATTTTACAGCAGATGATGGTACGATTCAGGAACTTCCTTGTAATAGAGTAGATGAATTAATGGATCTAGTAGATGAAGTAGAAGGAAAAGTAGTTATTTGGTCTCACTACCAAAAAGATGTTCAAAGAATAATTAAAGCATTGCAAAAAGAATATGGAGAAGGATCAGTCGTAGATTATTATGGATTGACTCCGGATTCGGAAAGACAGCATAACATTAAAAAATTTCAAGAAGATGAGAAGTGTAGATTTTTTGTAGGAACTACTCAAACCGGTGGTTATGGCATTACTTTAACTGCTGCCAGCACTATGATTTATTTTTCCAATGGATATGATTTAGAAAAACGTCAGCAGTCTGAAGCCCGAATAGATAGAATAGGACAAGAAAAACCTATGACCTATATTGATTTAATATCAGAACAAACGGTAGATGATCGGATTGTTAAAGCGTTACGAAAAAAAGTAAATATAGCTACTGAGATTATGGGTGAAGAATTAAAGCAATGGATTTAAAAAATAAATCCTTTGATATCTAATATCCGTTCTAATAACACTAATGATACAGCCCCCACCGTACCCAATAATACCCAATAGATTTTATCTATCTTGCCGCCCAATTCGTGAATGCCTTTATGCATATGATACTGTGATCTCTTTAGACCTGTGATATGGCCATACAAAGATATTAAATGTTCCCTGGTACTTTTTGGTTTTATATCCATTAGGTAGTCATTCCTCGTTGTCGTTGACGGATTAATTTTTCCTCATCTGTTAATAAAACTTCTTCCAAAGGAGTCAATCCTGTTGCTTGGTTGGCTTGCAAATTTCCTGCAGCTAAATTTTGTCCTTGGGTAATAACTTGAGGATTTGGAACAGCAGAAGTTACGGATGTAGGTAATGGTGGAGTTTGAATTTCTGTAATATAATCACTTACATTAATTTCAAAATTTTCATCTAAACTTAGGGCGCTTAAATCTTTTCTGATTTCATTTAAAACAGGTCTTACTTCATTAAATACATTTATATCTCCTAAGTCTCTAGCAATTTCAGCGAATCTTAATTGAATGTCTTCCGATGGGAAATAAGGTTGAAATTTTCCTTGTTTTAAATCAAAGAAAGTGCCAGCTGTAAGTTGTCTGTCTCTAAACTCTCTTAATAATTCTCCTCGTGTAGTTCCCAAAGTTTCAGCTGCATTAATATTTTTAAACATTTCTTGTTGAACATTAAATCTAGCTGCATTAGATGCAATATATCTTTTAATTACGTCATTTGCTTTAATGGGACCACCTTTTAATAATCCAAAATAACCACCAGTAAATTCTCGTCTCGCTTCTCTTATACCTTTTTGATAATTATTAATTTTAAAACCCATTGCTTTTAAAGGATCTACAGAAACGGGCCTGAAACCTACAAGGCCAAGCATTTGATCATTCATTCCTAAAGTTTTTCCTTCTAGCAATTCCCCTGTTTTAGTTGGAGTATCAGTAAGAGATTGACCAATTCTTACATATTGTCTGAATCCACCAGGTTCGATAGCTTTCCACAAATGAGATGCTTTAATAAATAATTTATCTCCTAAAGAAGTTTGGTCTGTATATAAAATTTTTCCATCTCTTGTTCGTCCACCTCTACCAGGAATAAATGGATATAAATCAATATCGGCAGCAGCAGTAGTCCAAATAGATTCATCAATAAACGGAGACGCTACTTCAGTTAATGCTTCATCCGCCCCTCGAGCAAAACCTGCTAAGATAGTATCTCCATCTTTTGTAGCTGCAGCAATTTCATTAGCTAGTGTTCTAAAAGGTCGAGACATTAAATCATAAGCATTTGAGTGACTAAAGTCGATATATTTTAATTCCCCTGTCTTATCATCACGAATAGGTATAAGGGTAGAATTTTTAGACCACTCAGGAACGAATTGTCTTAAAGCATTAATTTCATCTTCCGTTACATTATATAAAGTCTTAGCTCCTTCTACCATCATTGTTGGAACTGTACCTAAAGTAAAAGCCATTCCCATTGCTCTTTGAGCACCAATTCTGTACATTGGATTATTATTTTTAACAAAACCTTTTCCTTCTATATAAACTACTGGTCCAATATCCGTTCCTCTAATTACTTCCCCCGTAGCTGGTATGTGTTTCATTTCTTTTATAGCTTGTTCCCCAATGTTAGTAGTTGTTCTAATCATTTCAGAAGGGAACGACATGAAGTTACCAACCGGTAATAATCTGGCTGCTCTTACATATTCTCCAACATAAGAATAGTTAGGTACGGTATTTCTAACTATTTCTGCTGTTTCTTTTTTTAATTCATTAATAGGTTTTTTAATACCCGCTTTTGCATAGGCATCATTTCTTCTATTTAATTCTACAAAGTAATTTGTAATTTTCCAAAAGTCATCTTCTGCTACATACTTGCCTTGTAAATATTCAGGTATTTTCTTAAGCTTAGCCATCATTGGTCTTAAGACTGCATCAACATCTGTAATCTTATCTCCAAATCCAACATCCCTTACAAGATTTTTTAAATCTCCTATTTGAACTTGAGAATTTACAATCCCTAGTTCTAATAATTCTCGGTAAGCTTTTTCAAATTCTTTGTCATTAAATCTAGATCCTCTAAATGGATTGACTCCAGAAACAGTCCAACCTTTTCTAAATGATTGTCCTAATAATTTTGGATTTAGAATTCCTTCAAATAATACTCCATTGGCTGCAGCGAAGGCACCCGCACTTAAAAAATTACGTAAGTGAGTAGGAATAGAAAAAACAGTTTTAGCTAATTGAGCTGTCGCTTTGGGAAATAATAAAAGATTTCTATATAACCAAGTCATTCCTTTTTCTGTTCCCGTTGCACCTTCTCTTCCTCTAACAGCCGCCGTAAAATATCCTTCTTTAAGTTGATTAGCTCTAGCTAAGGCCTCTGCCATGGGTCTTGTAGTCCACATGTCAGCCATAGGGTTAACCAAAGTTCCTCCTTTAAATCCTGTAAGTTCACTCATCATTTTATTAACTGGAACAACTTCTACTACTCCATTAGTAGCTTTAATAGCATCAGCTTTACTTCCCCAAAATGAACCTTTACTTGGATCTAATTTTTGAATTTGATTATTAGTTTGAGCCATTTCATCTAACATCGCACTCATTCTGGCCATTCCAGATAGATGAGTAATGGAATTAAAAATAGAATATCTTGGATCCTGCATCTCTCCTAAAAGATTTTTAATGATTTTATTAGGAGCGCCGGTTCCATCTACGACATCATCTACAAATTGGCCATAGCCCATATCTTCCATCGTTTTTTTAACATAACTAATATCGGGAACAGTAGTTCTAGATTTAGATACTTTAACTCCATCTTCTAAAATTTTTTCTACTAATTGTCGGGACTCTTGTTCGGCTGTATTGTCAGTTATTTGAGGGTTCTTTTTACGAATTAAATTTTTAAAAAAATTACCTGCCTCCGCTTTAGCTTCATCGGTTGGTTTATATCTACCAAAGATTCCTAGAATAGGATTCTGCTCAAAGATTTTATAAGTGCTACCTGTTAAATCTTTAATTCTCTCTTTTAAAAGGGTTACTAATTCTTCTTGACCCTTATATTTTCCCACTGTATCAATTAAATTAGAAAAACTTAAACGAGCGTCGGTTAAGGTTCCTATAATTTCGTCTGCAGTCTCTTTATCAATTCCTTTTCTTCTTAAATTATTAACTAATTCAGTTGTTTTTTTAGGATTCCAGACGTCTGTTACATCTCCATCAAAGATCATTTCATTAACTTCTTTTAAGAAAGAGTCTTTTTCTTTAGGGGTTAAAGATCTATCTAAAACTTTTTGCATTTGAGGAAATGCTCTATGAACACTTCTAGTTAGTGCTTTAACTAATTCAGTGGCTCTATTTGAATCAGCGTTTCTAAATCCTTCCATAACTCTTTGAGAACCAAATACTTCCTTGGTTAAAGCTCCTTCAGGGGTTACCGCTTCAACAAATTTATTTATCCATCGCTCTATTTTAGAATCACTGTATGCTAATTTTTTTCCTTGAGATCCCATTGCTTTAATAGTTTTACCTGCACCTGCTACAAAGGGTGTTATAAATAAAGCTTCACTCCCGAATTTAAGTCGGTTCATTAACTTTCGTGCGGCGTCTTCTCTACCTTCTGTTTCCCATCTGTCTAATTGTGTGGGTCCTTTATCAAATAATTCTCCAAAAGTTCCTATTTCTTCTACGTCTGCAACAAAGGCTTCCCCTGTTGCACCTCCAAGAGTGCCCGCAGCAAATCTCGCTGCTCCTGCTTGTTTATTTAATTTTTTAGCTAAGTCTCCTTTTTTAAACCATGCTTTACTCTGCGGATTTTTTCCGATGCTTGCAAGCTTACCAGTTTTTCGAGCAGTCATATAGCTATTAGCTAATTTACTCCCTAATCTAAATCCATAAGCTCCGGGAATACCAATTGAAGTTAAAGCTTCAGTTAGTCTTCCTGCTCCATGTTTTTCGGCTACTTCTTCAAAGGGATTTAATTTATCAAAAAATTGTTCAACGTCTGCAGCCGTATCTGTATCTAAACCTAAATCAATAAGTTCTGCTGCTAATGAAAAAACTCCTTCAGGTACTTTAAGAATCCCTGAAGCAATACCAGCAGCGCCAGCTTTATACCAACTTACTTCATTATTATCTTCGGGGGATATGATAGGATTATAAACAACCATCTATCATCCTATGCCATAGCGTCGGCTATTTCGGGTGAAAAGGCATCTGGAATTTCTCTTTTTTCTTTAACAACAGGTGTTTTTACTTTGACTGTGTCTTTTAGAGTTACAGACTCTACTGTATTTCCAAAAACTCTAAAGGTGATACCTTCTTCTGTTTGTAGTAATTGTTTAAACTTACCATCTCGTGGATCATAGAAAACTTTATTTAATTTACTTCCTCCTCTTTTATTTGTGGCCCATTTTTTAAATTTTTCTTTATCTGTAATATCAATATCTATAATACCACCCACTCTATCACGACCAATCTTTTCATTTAAAGCGGCTTCAAAATCTACATCATAATTTGCTTTATTGGTTGCAACGGTATGACTGTCACCACCTTTTCTAAACGTTTCATAAGAAGCAATTTTAAATGGATCTTGTTTTTCTTCAGTATTCATTCGCGCAATATCTTTTCTTGCATCCCATTCTTGTTTTAAAAGATCTTCTTTCATTTCTCGTTCTAAACCTAATTGAGTAGCACCTGTTTTAATATTTCTTTCCCATTCTGCTCTTTTATTTTGAGCATCAATTAAAGCTTTATTAGCTCCTCCTAAATTACCTAGCATATCTGTCCATGAAGTTGATTGTGCAATTTGCGGACCGGCTTGTAGTAAATAAGCCGTTAAAGGATCGGCACCTTGGTAAGGTCCAGCTGCTTCTAACATTTTAGTTAAATACCTTTTAGACCAATCCCCATCTTGTTGGTTTCCTACAAAAGGTTGCTCCGCATGCATAGATCTGTCCACAACTCCAGACATAATACCCGTACCGACGTTACCGCCTCTTCTAAACATTGGTCTTTTTAAAATTTTACTCATTCTTATGCCATCTTAAAAGTTTGTGTGGGTGGATTAAATGCTCGGTATATTCCCGCTAATGTTGCGCCTGTACCTAATGCTGCTGATAATGGACTAGGTGAAGGTTGTGTAGTCGTTTGCGTTTGACCTGGGTATCCTGCAATAAGTTGCGTGATGCCTGATCCATATTGCTGTGCAGCAGTTAATGGTTGCATTAATTGTTGTGATGCTAATTGTCTTTGAGCATCTAATATTGATTGAGCTTGAGCTTGTTGTCCAGTTCCTAAAGTAGTTAAGCCCGCTATCTGACTTCCCACCGCTGAAGGAAAAGCAGTTGATAATTGTAAATTTCTTCTGTAGTCTGTATCCATTCCCGCAAGAGCTTGGTTATAACCACTTTGTCTTAATTGTGCTTCTAAAGCCGCTCTATTTCTATCACTCTCTGTTTGATATGCCGCTCTTTGAACTCCTGCTCTTCCACCGCCATAAGCATCAGCACCATAAGCTGCCGCTGCTAATGAAGGAATACCTTTAGCTGCTTGCACATCAAATTCATCTAACGTTGTTTGAATAACATCTGCTTGATACGGTGACATATAAGATTGTATTTGAGCAGTAGTAGGTGCGCCTGTAAATGCTGCAGCTTGTGTAAGATATGGTTCATATCCTCCAAGTCCCGTTGCTAATCCCCGTGCTTGTGCCGTAAGATCAGATTCAGGAGCTACAAAACCTGGTCCATAAACAGTTGAAAGATCGGCGTCTTTATAACCACCAATTGCTTTTTGTAAATCGTCTACATATGTTTTACCCGCTGCTTCAATAAATGGAGCGGGTAATATTCTTTGTGATACTACTTCTGCCATTATACCATCCTACTCTCTAAATTTTTCATTAAATCATACATCCTTTGAGCACCGACATTTACACTTCCACCGCCAGCTGCTCTTACAGCATCTGCTGTCATTACAAATTCATTATTAGATAACATTGCTGGAACGTCATCTGCCTTTTCTTTTACTCCAACTGGAGGAATAAATCCACCAGTATCTCTTAAATCTACTTCACTAACCCCTGCTTTATTTTGTCTAACGGGTAGGTTACCCATGACGCCTGCTGCCTGAGCCGTGTCGGGTGTACCATAAGCATACCCAATTCTTCCGCCATTAGCAGAATTAACTCTTACGAATTCTTCTACTTCTACCTCATCGGCTCTTGGATTTAAATTTTTATATCCTCTTCTTAATAAAGCTTGTAATTCTTCTGTGCTTCTTGGCATCTCGCTAGGGTTACTAGTATCTACATCAGCTGCAGATAATACACTTGCTAAACCAATTCCAGCACCAGCTAATGCACCTTGCTTACCTTTTAGAGCACTCATTATATTTCCTCCCCAAGTTTCACCTGTTGCTTCAGTTGATCCAGGAACAAGATTTCCTAAACCTATATTACTTAATACTGTGCTTGGTCTTAACCATCCACCTGGACTTAATCCTCCAGCCCATCTTGCTGCACCGGGTTGCATTATATTTCCTATTCCTGCTGTGGCTGCATACAATAATGCAGCTTTTCCAATTGGACTCTTAGCTACTTTTTTTGCAGTTTTACCAATGGATTTAACTAGACTGCCGAGACCATATTGAACCCTGCCGCCTGATGCCATAAATTTTGATCTTAGTCTTTGAATCTCTTCATCCAGAATATCCATTTCTTCCTCTGATAAAAGTCTTAATTCTTTACCAAACATCTCTAAAGCCATATCGTTTTTTTCGGCCATAGGATTAGGAGCGGAAGCCATAGGACCTATATTAACTCCTTCTTCTTTTTGTAGATCATAGGGAGTAATAACTTCTTCTTCAAACTCCATAACCCCTTCTTCGGGATCTCGAGCTGCTATTCGATTTGGACGCAGATCACCCTTAAGCTTGATATTAGGAGCGCCTGCAATAAATTCTTCTGAAGTTGTTATATCTGTTATCGCCATAATTTAGTCTAAATTTAAGTTGTAAAGCAGGCGTAGAAATCCTGAATATAGTAGTTTATTTGATTTTAGAAGGGTCGTCAATACGTTTTACGTGTAATAACTCATCCCAGAATCTACCACAATATTGGTATTCTCCAATGTGAGTTATATAATCCATAATATAAAGATATATTTCTCCCCCTATATCGGTCCATCTTTGACAAAATCCAAAGTCTTCTCCAAAGTATTTCTTTGATTTAGGATCATGTAAAGTGTCAAAAAGATTATAGAAATTCTCTCTTTTGGTTTCCTTACCATTGATGTAGGTAGGTTGATAAATCTCTAATTCAGGGTGAGCTTTAATTAATTTTTCAATAACATTTCTCTTAATTAACATACATCCGGTTGGAGCGTGAGTAGCTTTCATTACTCCTTTTTCTACAATTACTGCTTCGGGATCAGGTATTTTAATAGGAAAAGTAAAGCCAGCTTTCATTAAATGATCTGGATGATCTATCTTTTCTTTTTGGAGTCTTCTCCACATCTTATCAAAATCTAAGGTTTTCATAGAATAAGGACATGCAATTAAATCCTTTTCTAATTCCAGCATTTTAAAAATAGTTTCCGCATTAAAATCAATATCAGAATCTATAAATAATAAATGGGTATAATTATCTTCATGGTTAATAAAATCAGCAACACATAAATTTCTACCTTGAGTAACTAGAGAAGATTTTAAAAGAGTAAAGCTACATAGCATATTTTTCATCATACAGGCTTGTTGAAACTTTAAGACAGCTTGTACATAATGCATACTTACTTCTCCATGTACTGGAGTACAAACCATAACTTTATAAGGAGAACGTGCTCCAATATTAATAGTATGAACTTTCTTTTCTTCTTTCCCTGTAAAAGGTATAGGCGGTTTATTAGCTTCCTCCTTCTGAAACCATATAGGTTCATGAGTAGCGTTGTGTGTTTCGTTAGTATCTAAATCATCTATTTTTTTCATATTGTGCTATTGCTCCTTTCAAAAACATATTCCAAGATGCTCCTTGTTTAGTCCAATTATAATATTGGTCTACGTAATCTTGCTGAAATTTTAAATGCCCTTTAATAGCATTAGTATGTAACTGTTCAGCTGCAGCTTCGATAGCAGCTGCAAATTTTATTGAAAGATTACGATAATGTCTATCATAAGGAACATACATAGGGAATTCAGCGCAAGTTTCAAATAATGCCCCATAATTAGTAACAATACAGTAGAGACCTGCTTTCATACATTCTATTGCAGATATACAAAAGGTTTCTTCCCATATACTCGGATAAACAAACATATGATAATTTTGTAAAGCATTTTTTACTTCTTGGTTAGGTTTCCATCCAATATAATTTACGTTAGGAAGTTTTCTACATTGTTCAAATAAAGGTTCATAAGTAGCTTGATTAGTTTCATAAAATTTTTGTCCATATATTTCTGTAGAAGAATAAACATCTAATGTAATTAAAGGATTCTTAACTAACTGCATCGCTCCAAGTAAAACAGATAATCCTCTCCACGGTGTACATTGATGAACAATTCTAATGGGATCTCCTTTTTTATAATCTAGTTTCGCTCTAGGAACATCTTCTACTCCATTCTTAATAACCACACATCTATTGTGAGGTACATTAAAATGTTGTCTATATTTTTCATAACTCCAATGAGTATTAAAAACATACCAATCATATTTAGTATGATTTTCTCTTTTCTTAAACCAGGGATATAAATTAGGTTGATCATAAGAATTTTTTAA